GACCCGGAAAACACAGGAGATTTTGCTTTGGGTATGGGTGATTTTGTGTTGGATTTTCTGGATGATTTTCAAATAGGAAAGGAGGAGAAAATGACTAAAGAGCAATACAGCTACGGTATTAAAATAAATTGCGAAACCGGTCAAGTAGCTAAGATTTTGGAAGAAGGAGCAAAAGGAAAGGAGGTTAAAGAGGAAGTGTTGGGTTATAAAAGTGCCAAGATTGCAGAGGTGATGGCCAGGAGGAAAAACGAGATTGGCCTCACAGGAGGAGGTCAGTTATGCGGTCCGGTTGAACTTCCCGACGGGAGTTTTGGTTATTGGACAGCTCACGGAGCCTGGGGTAATGAACCCCACGGGAAGGTGATATTGCCGGGAAATAGATATATTCCCGGTGAGGAATGGAGAGCTTATTCGACCGGCTATTGCAAAGGAAAAGAATTAGAGGTGAGAAAGGAGGTTAAAGAGTAAAAAAATTTTTACTTCAGGTTAAGGGGCCCCTTAAATGAGGCCCCTTTTCTTTTTACCCGGGAAGCGAACAAATATTCGATGTCAAATTGCCCATAGGAGAGAGGATAAAGAAGGAGGAAGGGATAAATGTATTGGCTCCAAAAGGTAAAAAAATTTTTACTTTTCTGCTTTTCCTGTTAAGGGATTCCTTAGGGGAGAGATTCTAATAAAAGGATCCGATAAGAGGAAACCAAGTCAAGAGAAAGAGAAGGAATTCCCGTCAGATTGCTTTTCTTTTTTATTTTCCTTTTTTACTGAAGGTTTATAGATCGGGAAATTAATTTATAGGTCAGGAGAAGGGTAAGCCGAGCCCGCATCTGGAGCCAGCTCCAGAATGCACAAAAATAATCAAGGATTGAAGCCATTCCTGTAATTTCGCAAAAGTAACCTTTTCCGAAATATAGCGATTGGCTTTTAATGCGCCTTGCAGGAATCGGCTTCAGGGGACGGGGGGTATTTTGCGAATCATTTTTTGCCCCGGCAAGGCTCGCTAAGCCCCTCCCACGACGATTCCAATTTCGGTAAAAATCGCCCCGGGAAACCGCAATTGAAGGCCAATACAAGGAATGAGCGTTTTGGGGTGTGAGAAATTTTCGTGCCTTGGAATCCGCATCAAACCTAATTTAAAGATTGGTTCAATTTTTATGCGTATATATTATAGGAGGGAAATTTTCGCTGGCGCAAATGGACTTCCTTTCCCACGGGGGAATTTACTGCCGGTCGTCTTCCCTTATCACGAGGGAGCACGGAAAGATCACCCATCTGCCTGGTATTCCCCCAGATTGAAAGGGGGAGGGCGTCATCATAAGATTATCCCTCCCCCCAAAAAAATATTGAACCCAGAGATCTTTAAAGACAAAAGAATCTTAATTACCGGTGGGACTGGCTCCTTTGGGAATTTCATTACTTCCGCTCTCCTTAAGCTCCCTGCGAAGGAAATTATTATCTATTCCCGGGATGAGGAGAAACAGCTCTCCATGTCCCGGCTCTATAATGATCCTCGCTTGAAATTTATCATCGGGGATATCAGGGATAGAAAAAAAATTTTACAGGCCACCAGGGGAGTGGATATCCTCTACCATGCTGCAGCTTTGAAGATTATTTCCACCTGTGAAGAATTTCCCGAAGAAGCTCTGGAGACCAATGTCCTGGGAACCTTGAATGTGAAGTTTGCCTGCCAGTCCCATGGCGTGGAGAAGGCCCTCTACATCAATACCGATAAAGCCGTGAAGCCCATCAATGCTTATGGTATGAGCAAGGCCTTGGCGGAGAAGCTCTGGCTGGGACCCGGTTTCTCCGTAACCCGTTATGGGAATGTCTTCGGTTCTCGGGGATCCGTTGTTCCCTATTTCGCCCAGTTGATCAGCGAGAAAAAGCCCTTAAAAATCACCGATCCCCGTATGACCCGCTTCCTGATCACCTATTCCCAGGCCGTGGAATTGATCTCTTTTGCCACGGAGAACATGCAGGGAGGGGAAGTTTTCGTTTACCTTTCCCCCGCCTGTCGTCTGGTGGATCTGGCAGAAGCCATGGCAGGAAAGGATTATCCTCTGGAGTTCACGGGTATCCGCACTGGGGAGAAGCTCCATGAGGTACTCTACTGCCGGGAGGAAACTTTAACCCATAGAGTGGAGAGAAAAAATAATTTCGTGATTCTTTATCCAGGAAGAGGAGAGGAACTGGAGGATTATTCCAGCGACCGGGCGGAGATGCTTTCTGTTCCCAAATTGAAGCGCATGGTGGAAAAGTGGAACGCTTGCTCATAACTGGGGCCTCGGGAAAATTGGGAAGGGAAATAGCCAAAGTTTTTCCCTATGCTTTTACTCCTTCCCATGAGGAATTGGACATCACCGATCTTCTTCTGGTGGATGATTACCTTAAGAGGAACAAAATTGAAAGCATCATTCACTGCGCTGCCCTGACTTCCGTGAGGCTGTGCGATGAGGAGCGGGATTGGGCCTATTGGATGAATGTGGAGGGCACATACAATCTATTGAGGCCGGATATTTATTTCATTTATATCTCCACGGCCTGCGTTTTCCCCGGAAAAGTGGAGGACGGCATGTATTTCGAGGATGATGAGCCTGCTCCCGTGAACTACTACGGCTTCACCAAAATGGAAGCTGAGCGCTATGTCCGCCTTCAGGGAAATTCTTTGATCGTGCGCACCAACTTTGCTCCCCGGGGAAAATGGCCCTATTCCCATGCTTTTATAGACCGCTTCGGAACTTATCTTTATCCCGATCAGATCGCTAAGAAACTGGCGGAGATTTACACCTATAAGCCCAGAGGCGTGATTCATATCTGCGGGGATCGGGTTTTCTCCATGTACCAATTTGCCCGCCTGGAGGATCCCTCAGTTAAGCCCACTACTCTGGAGGAATATCAGGGTCCGCATTTGACCCAGAACATGGCTTTGGGAAGCCTGAGAGAGGGAGAGGTTTCTTTTGAGTATTGAAATCCACTACCCAGGGAACTGATGGGAACGGGGAAGCGATGCATCGAGCAAGTTAGCATTATCATCCCGGTTCATAACCGCTACGATTACCTCAGCCTTCAGCTCCATTCCCATCTCCTTTTCACTCCCCAGGAAGCGGAGATCGTGGTGGTCAATCACCCCGAAAAAAAGAGCTGGGCCTCCAAGATTAATTACGGAGTTTCCTTGGCCAAGGGGGAAATTTTGATCTTTTTGAACGATGACCTCGTAGTTTCCCCCTACTGGCTGGAACAGTTCCTTTATGACTTGGAGTTTTTAAAAAATAAGGGCATCAAGGTAGGACTTCTGGGTGCCCGCTCATGGGGTCTTTCCGGAATTCAGGGACATCCTGAATACCTCTCCAGAAACGAATATTTTGTTTCTCCCCGGATCATTGACGGGATTTCTCTGATCGAGCGCAGGGCTTTTGAGGAAGTGGGAGGGCATGACGAATCTGGAGAGGGAAATCAATTCCGAGACGATGACCTATCTTTGAGGCTCTGGTTCAAGGGATACAGGAATGTGATGGGCCTGGTTTACCTTCATCACTTCGGCGGAGGAACCTTGGGAGAAAAAGCCAGGGAAGATTTTCAAGTTTCTCGGCAGTGGTTTGAAAAAAAGTGGGGGAAATCCCCGGAGGAAATATATCAAGAAATTGCCCGATCAGATTAAATTCATAGCTAAATTGTGTCCCATTCAATCTGCCATTACCTTTTCTCCTTCTGGTAAAGCCCGGATTAAATTGGAAGTGGAAGCGGAATATGGAGAAGAGGTCTTCAAACTCCAGGATCTGGAGCGGTTTATAGTGACGATCGAACCCATAGAAGATGCCTTCTCGTAAGAAATACTGGCAGGGCTGGTCTGATCTACAGATCGAATACATGAAGTGGCTGGTGGCCGGAAATCCCCGGGAGACCAAGGCCGACATTGCCCGCAAAATCGGAGTGAAGACGGAAACCCTCGACCGCTGGGCAGCCAAGCCGGGATTCTGGGATATGGTAGCCACGCTCACAGATCAGAGTCTGCACCGTGCCCGTCCCAAAATCTACAAGCGCTTGATCCACGCTGCCACCAAAACGGAACCGGACATCGCTGCAGCCAAACTGCTTTTGGAGATCTTAGGAGATTATGGAGATCCCCGCAAAAAATCCAAGATTGAAGCTGCAGCCGTGATGTATTCCTGGGAAGGAGAAAATGAACCAATTCCTATTGACGGAGAAGAAACTGAAGACGCTGGAGAAGATCAGCCAGCCGATAATAGTTCGGAAGATCCCGTATAAGCCTCATCCTTCCCAGTGGCAGTTTCACCGGGATCCTCACCGCTTCCGGGTTCTGTGTTGCGGAAGAAGGTGGGGAAAGACCTATGCTGCTACCAATGAAGCTTTGAGGATGGGATTGACTAAAGCTCATTCTACGATCTGGCTGGTGGCTCCCAGCTTCCCACTTACGGAAGCAATGTGGGATGTGCTCAACAAATTCATCCCCCGGGAGACTTTAGAGAGAAAGAGCGAGAGCAAACTCTTTGCTCAGTTCAAGAACGGTTCCCTGATCCAGTGTCGTTCTGCCGATAATCCCGACACTCTGATTTCCAAGGGTTTGGATCTGGTGATCGTGGATGAGGCTGCCCAGATTGCTCCCGATGCCTGGTATCAATCCCTGCGTCCTGCTTTAGCGGATAAGAAGGGCAAGGCTATTTTCATTTCCACGCCTAAATCCCGGAACTGGTTTTTTGACATCTACCAACTGGGAGAGGATCCGGAAGAGCCGGAATGGAAATCTTTTCACTTTCCCTCATATACCAATCCCTATCTGGATCCTAAAGAAATCGAGGCCATGAAGAAGGGCATGCCGGAGCGCCTCTTCCGTCAAGAAGTTCTGGCGGAATTTACTGACAATTCAGGGGCTGTTTTCCGCAACATCGAGAAGTGCATTAAGGGGGAATACTACGGCCCTGAGAAGTATCCCTCACACGCTTATGTGATGGGAGTGGATCTGGCGAAGTATCAGGACTTTTCAGTCATTATTGTTATTGATATTGATACTCACCATGTCTGCCATTTCGATCGCTTCACCTCTGTGGATTTTTCCCTGCAGAAATCCCGTATCATCTCCACAGCACGGAAATACCGAGCACCTATCTATCTCGATGCTACAGCCATGGGAATTCCCATTTTAGAGGACCTAAAGAAGGAGAATGTCACGGTTTACGGGATTTCCATTCAGACGGCCATGAAGCAGTATTTAATTGATGGTCTCTCCATTGCCCTGGAACAGGAATTGATCAATTTTCCCAATGAACCAGTTCTGATCAACGAATTGCGTTCCTATGAATACACTTCTACACCTTCGGGAAATTTGAAGTCCGGTGCCCCCAAGGGAAAGCACGATGACTGCGTGAATGCTCTTGCTCTGGCCTGGTATGGGACTTCCCGAGGCCAGTGGAAAGTGATGGTTTACCATAATTTATTTTAGGGATTAAAATGACAAATCCAATTGCTGCATCTTTTTTGGATTGGGAACTGCAGGCCATTCAGGATTACTGGAACCAGATCGATACTTACCAGAACTATTATGATGGTGATCACGAATTAAAGTTCCCACCCAAAGCGAAAGAAATTCTCAAGACGAATTACGGGCTGGCGGTCAACTACTGCTCGGCAATCGTGGATACTCTGACCGCCAAATTGAAGGTCGAGGGCCTGGTCTGCAAGGATGAGAATGCCCGAGGCTGGCTTCAGAATCAGTGGGATGAAAACAACATGGAGGCCCTTACCATCCGCCTGCACCGCAATGCCGTGATCACTGGGGATTCCTTCTTGATCGTCTGGCCTGATCAGAGCAAACGCCTCCGCATCCACTTCAATCCCTCTTGCTACATCTTTCCCTTCTATGAGGAGGAAAACGAAGAGAGCCTGAAGTATGTGATCAAAAAATGGGTCTTCCACGATGAGAAGGGCTATCCCTATGTGCGTATGAACAAGTACTATCCCGACCGCATTGAGAAGTACATTTCTTCGGATAACTGGTTGAAGGGAAATTGGGAAAAGTATCAACCCCCAGAGGATTCAGAGTGGCCTCTTCCCAATCCCTTTGGGATTATTCCCATCGTGCATTTTCCCAATAAGATTGCTGATACCGTTTTTGGGGTTTCAGAACTTAAGGATGCCATTCCCATTCAGGATGCCATTAACAAACTGGAGGTTGACCTCTTGAAGGTAGCCGATCTTCACGGCTTCCCTCAGGCCTATGTTACTGGATTGGAAGGAGAAATCCTTTCTGAACCTCTGGAAACGGGACCCGGAGAAGTTTGGACGATCAACTCCAAGGCCAATGTGGGAAGTCTGGGAGCTGCCGATCTGGGAAATCTCCTAAATGCTATTGACAACCACATCGAAAAGCTCTGTGAGGTTACGGCTACTCCCCGTTCTGCCCTGGGCTTAACGGGAGGGGGAATGCCTTCTGGAGAGGCTCTGGAAAGAAGCCACGCTGCTTTGAACAACAAGGCTCTGGAGCGTCAGATTTCCTTCGGCAATGCTTATCAGGAATTGAATCGGATTCTTCTGATCATGGGTAAAGCCTTGGGGCAGATTCAGGTAGATCCGGAGATAAAAACGGAGATCCAGTGGAAACCAGTATCTCCTCGAGATAAAACCGAACTGACCAATGAGGTGATTAACAAACTGCAGAACCGCATTATCTCCAGGCGTCAGGCTCGCAGGGAGTTTGGTTATACCCAGGATGAAATTTCCACTATTGAACAAGAAGTAGCTCAAGATACAGAGGATGACATCCAAAAGGCCATCCGTTCCCAGATTGCTCCCGGAGGAGTTCCCAATGAGACCGTCCTCGATTTGACAAACATGAAGAAGATGGTGGAGGAACTGATCAAGCCAGTTGAGTAAGACCCGTCGCCTGCGGGCGGAAATTGACAAAACTTTACGCATTCTTAAGGGAAATCATCCCCATGCTCGTTACATCGAATACCTTGAAGAACACCTCTATGAGGAGTTGGAGAACGATTACCGAGCGATTCAGAGGGAATATGAAAAAAACAGGGATCGAAACATCCTTCTGCTTTTGACTTCTCTCTGGGGAGTGGTGCTCTACCGTTATTATTCCCGGGCCATGGCTACGGGAATGCTCAGGGCCTCTCAAATTTACAAATTGCCCGTTCCTCCTAACTGGCAAAATTCAATCCAGCAAGCTGTGGATCGGATTTTGGGCTTTGTAAATGGAAATTTAATCCCCGATATTGAGGCCACTTCTTTTGAGGAGCAGTTTCCCCGGGTGAAAAATTATGCCAAGCTCTGGAACCCCTACTATCAGGGAGTTCAAAATTTGGCGTTGGAAGAAAGACAGGTGGAATGGGTTTTGGAACCCACTGCGGATCATTGTGATGATTGTTTGGAACTGGCGGAAGGAAGCCCCTATCTCTGGAGCGAGCTTCCTACTGTTCCCGGCGGTGATGTGCAGTGTGGAAGCAATTGTAGGTGCATGCTCAGGGATTTAGAGACTGGCGAATATTTATAGGAGGAAAAAATGGCTAAGAAGCCCAAACTGGGAACAGGAAAGAGATTTGCTGCCCTGAAAGCCAAACTGGCCAAGAGGGGAGCTACCAATCCTGCTGCTTTGGCAGCTTGGATTGGACGCAGGAAATATGGGGCGAAACGATTTGCCAAACTCTCTGCCAAAGGACGCAAGCGAGGGAAATAATTGCCTTTTCGCTCTAAAGCCCAGCAGAGATTCATGTTTTGGAAGCACCCCAAGATTGCTCAAAGATGGGCCAGGGAATACGGCGTTCCCTCATCTTTACCTGAAAAAATTACCCGCAAAAAGCGGAGAACTCGAAGGAGAAAAAAATAAATGCCAGAAGATATACCCACTGAAGAAGTGGAGAAAACCACAGTCCCAGAGGAAAAAGAACTGGAGAAATTAAAAAACGAACTTGGCTATCAAAAACGCCAGAATGAGAAACTGCTCAAGGAACTTGAGGCCATAAAAAAGGCCGAGGAAGAAAAGAAGGCTGCCGAACTTTCAGAAGTGGAAAGGATCAAGAAAGAGAAGGCGGAGCTGGAGGCCAAACTCCAGGAGAAGGAAAGGGAAATCCTCAAGAAGGAGTTGGAGATCAAGAAAGTAGAGATCTTCAATGAACTCAAGGTTCCCCACAAGTTTCTCAAGTTCGTTTCCGGAGCGGATGAGGACGAATTGAGAGCAAATGTCCAGGCATTCAAGGAATCTTTGGCGGAGGTGACTACGGTAGGCAATATCGATGCCGGTGTCCCGCCTAAGCGTCCCGAAGCTGACAAAATCCGACTGACCGAGGAGCAAAAGAAAGAGGCAGAGATATACGGGCTGACCGAGGAGGATTATGCCCGGATCATTCTTCCTCATAAGAAAAAATAATTTTACATAGGAGCTAAAAACTATGACTGTATACAAACCTTATGGGTACCGCTACGGTCCCCATGAGATCAAAATGTGCTACATCGACACTACAGCCTGCGCAGCCACAACTATCAATACCGGAGATATGCTCAGTGTTTCCACGACAGCGGGAGCAGGTTATCTTTTGCCTGCAGAAGTGGGTTGCGATTATGTAGTGGGAGTAGCCTGCGAAACCAAAGCACCGGGAGCCACCACGATTATGGTGGATTCCTCGCCTCATGCTGTTTACGAGTATCCTGCCAACTCTACGGTGACCATCGCTATGAAAGATACCCATGCCGATGTAGCTGGGGCTCGGGAAGTAGATGTTACTTCGCCTACTGATAAGAACCTCTACATCGTAGATGTGGATACCGCTAATCAGACTGTATTTGTGCGCATCGTCAAGCAGGCGGCATAGGAGGATATAGATGTTATTCAGAGCTGATTTTCCCTATACATTAAGACGAGATCTCTACGAACACTTTTTCGATAAATATACCCAACTTCCCTCCATTTTTGACCAGATCTTCGAGGTCCAGGATTCTGAAGCTGCCCAGGAAGTTATTACTTCCGCAACGGGTATGGGTATTCCCGTCCCCAAGAAAGAAGGGGAACCGATCAAGTTCCATGCTCCTTTTGAGGATTGGGAAGTTGTTTTCACTCACAGTTCCTATGCCGATGGCTTAGAGGTTTCCCACGAGTTGGCTGCCGATTCTTACAAGCTGAAAAATTTCGTTCAGCGCCACGCTCAATCTTGGGCAAAAGGGGTTTCCTACCTCAAGGAGAAAATCGCTGCCTCCATCTTCAACGATAACCCTGAAATTTATGACGGAACCAACTTTTTCTCCGATGCTCATCCTAACAAAGTGGGTGGAACCTTTGATAATAATCTTAACCTGACACTGGATGCCACTGGTTTAGAAACCGCCATATACACCCTGGAGAATACCAACGCCTACGACGAGAGAGGGGAGAAAATCCTGCTCAAGGCGGATACCCTTCTCGTTCATCCCGCACTGAAATTTACGGCTGCCAAACTTCTCAATTCCACCCTTTCTCCGGGAGATGCGGATAACGATATCAATGTCCTCAAGGGTATTCTAAATCTGGTATCTTGGCCTTTCCTCTCTTCTTCTACGGCTTGGTATGTGGGCTGTGTCAAAGAGGGAATTCGCTTCTACAACCGTGAGGGTCCGCTGATCAACACCTGGCTGGACAACGATAACATGACCGCTAAAGCTTCGATTTACTGGAGAGGTTGCGCTGGAGTATTGGATTGGCGTTACTGGGTCCGGGGTCACGCTTAAAGGAGGATAATCATGCCACACTTTAAGGCCACAGTTTATTCACCGACTGTAAGTACCACGGCACTCGTCGCAACTAAGGGTTCTATTTCTGAAACCCTCACCGTGGGGAGCGTAGCCGTCAATAATGCCCTGATTGGTTCCGGAGAAAAAATATTTTTAACCGCTCTTTCTAATTTGACCTCCGGGATAACTAATCTCACCTGCACGGGACTTACCACAATTCAGGGAGCGATCGTGACCATCAAGTCCGCTACTGCTCCTACTCCCCTTGTAGCTACCTGGACAGTGGGTTCTGCTGCTAACAAGGTCAGCCTTTACTTCTGGAAGGCCACTGCCACTAATGATACCACCCTCACGGCTAACGATGCCACAGTATCAGCCAGTCTGCTGGTCTTTGGCTCATAATGAAGGAGAAAACCATGGAAATACTTGAAAAGATTAAACCCCAGGGCGGGCTGAACGATAAAACGGGCATCAAGGGAGTGGTGATCGCCGAACTCTACGATAAAGATGGCAAACTGAAACAGAAACAGGAAGTCCACAACCTGGTAACCAATGTCGGGGATCAGTACACTGCCAAGAAAGTGGCCGGAGCTTCCGTAACCGCTATGGCCGGGATGAAATTGGGAACGGCCACCACTACTGCTTCCAAGAGCGGTTCCGGTTCCTACATCGGGACAGGAAGCTACATCTCTGGTTCTGCCAAGGCTTTCGATTCCACTTACCCCAAGCAATCCGGCACTACCCTGAATGCTGTGGAGTTCAAGAGAACCTGGGCTGCTGGGGAAGGAACGAGCAACACCATCAACGAGGTGGCGATCGTCAACAATACTACGGATGCCGGGGAAGCCGATGCCTCCGGAACTTTCTCTCGTGCCGTTTTCGCCTCTACTATTCCCAAGGGAGCGGATGATACTCTGGCCGTTACCTGGGTAGTGACATTTACGGGAAGTTAATCTGAACGAGGCGGGGATTTACCGTCCCCGCCTCTCTTCTCGAAGAATAGGGAGATAATCTGGGAATTATAATGGCTATTTCACTGGTTAAGATATTTAGGGATTAAAAAATGGATACTTTCACCAAACTTTCTAACCCAAACACTTTACCTACAAATACAGGTTGGGGTTGCTCCTTCTCTTCAGATAATACTTATCTTGCTGTAGCACATGGCAGTTCTCCTTACATTACTATCTACAAGAGAAGCGGGGACACTTTCACTAAACTTTCTAACCCAAACACTTTACCTACGGATACAAGCTATGGCTGTGCCTTCTCTTCAGATGGAACTTATCTTGCTGTAGCGCACTATTCTTCCCCCTGCATCACTATCTACAAGAGAGATGGGGACACTTTCACCAAACTTTCAGACCCAGACACTTTACCTACGGGTGGAGGCTTAAGCTGTGCTTTCTCTTCAGATGGAACTTATCTTGCCGTAGGACACTATTCTTCCCCCTACATCACTATCTACAAGAGAGATGGGGATACTTTCACTAAACTTTCTAACCCAAACACTTTACCTACGGGTGGAGGCAATGGTTGTGCTTTCTCTTCAGATGGAACTTATCTTGCCGTAGCGCACTATGAATCTCCCTACATCACTATCTACAAGAGAGATGGGGATACTTTCACTAAACTTTCTAACCCAAACACTTTACCTACGGGTACAGGCTATGGCTGTGCCTTCTCTTCAGATAATACTTATCTTGCTGTAGCACACTATTCTTCCCCCTACATCACTATCTACAAGAGAGATGGGGATACTTTCACTAAACTTTCTAACCCAAACACTTTACCTATAAATACAGGTTGGGGTTGCTCCTTCTCTTCAGATGTAACTTATCTTGCCGTAGCACATAGTACTTCCCCCTACATCACTATCTACAAGAGAGATGGGGATACCTTTACTAAACTTTCAGACCCAAACACTTTACCTACGGGTGGAGGTAATGGCTGTGCCTTCTCTTCAGTTAATACTTATCTTGCTGTAGCACACTATTCTTCCCCCTACATCACTATCTACAAAAAAATAGAATCAATTGTTCGAACCCTCTCCGACAGTTCGGAAATCACTGATAGCATAATAAACAAAAAAATAGAATCAATTGTTCGAACCCTCTCCGACAGTTCGAGGATCACCGATAGCATAATAAACAACATTTTCGTAACAAAATACCCTGGAACTGGAGCTGACGACAGTAGCGTAGGCACACTGGCATGGACTAACCCTTCAAATATTTATTCATCCGACAATGTCTATGCCACGGCTGCAGCTGCCAAGAATAGCACTGCCACTACTCATTACCTGAAAGCCACAAACTTCGGTTTTTCCATTCCTTCAAATGCCACTATATCGGGGATTCTGGTAGAAATAGAGCGCAAGGCAAATAACAATGGTGCAAACAAGCAGGCGGGGGATAGTTCGGTCAAGCTGGTAAAGGGCGGGACAATTTCTGGCAATGATAAGGCGGACACCAGCACATATTATCCCACTTCAGATACTTGGGCAAGCTACGGTGGAAGTTCGGATCTATGGGGCTTGGAACTTACCCCAACCGATATAAACAGCTCCAATTTTGGCGTTGTCTTATCTTCTTATATAACAGCCACAAGTGCAGCTACTACCGCTTATATAGATGCTATTAGGATCACAGTTTATTATACACTTCCCCCGATACTAAAAGACATTACCGATACCCTTGGAATCACTGATACCCATATTCCCCTGATCAATTATATCCGCCAGTATGTAGATTCCATTGGCCTTACGGATAACACAATCAAAATATTGGGATTTGAAAAGGGAGTCTCAAATACCTTGGGGATCTCCGACATTCCAACTCCTTTAATAAATTATATTCGCCAACAAAGAGATTCCTTGGGTATATCGGATGAAGTCTTTGGCGGAATTATTTCAATCATTTTCAAAGTCCTTTCGGATTCTGTGTGTATTGCCGATACATCTTCCAGAATATTTGAGTACGGAAGGAGTTTGGGGGATACCCTGGGAATCGCTGACACCCACATTTCTATAATAAATTATATCCGCCAGTATGCGGATTCCCTCGCCAGCACGGATCAGATGTCCAAGGCAGCGAACTTTTCTCGTCAAGTGGGGGAACCTAAAACTCTGACTATCAAACAGGGAAGAGAGGACGGAACTATACAATTAACTGGTTCATCTTGGCCACCTACTACCCCTTCGTTTAATACAGATGGTGTGAATCTCGATTATGGCCCTATATATAATGGATCTTATTATGTAATTTATCGCTGCTATCTCCGTTTTGATTGCTCACAGCTTTCTCAATGGGCTACTGTTATTAGTGCTAAACTTTGGCTTAAGCTTTCTACTAAATATAATTGGGATAATTTCAATATTCAACTTCAATTATATAAGGCGAATGGGGACTGGTATCCACTTGACACCGGAGACTGGGGCTGTGGTAATACTCTAATCGCCACAAAGAATTTTGCTGATCTTCCAGATAGTTCACAATGGTTTTCCATAGATATTCCCGTTAACCAGATAAACAAAGGAGGGATTACCGCCTTTGAAATTAGGGGAGATCATGAGAGCGGAGCGGCTCCTACATATGCTGATTATGTAGTGCTTTATTCAGCTGATATGTCAGGAAGCGAGCCTTACTTGGAAATAACTTATTCTGCTGAAGCAGTCAGTCTTGCTGATTCCATTCAAAAAGAGCGAGGTTTCCCCCGCACATTTACAGAGGCTTTATCTATAACAGATTCATATAGCTCAATTATTTCTTTTGTCAGGACTTTAACTGAAGCTCTGGGAATTTCAGATCAAGTCATATCCGAAATTGTAGGGTTAATTCTTAAAACTATTTTCGATTCTGTGGGAATTACGGAAAATTTAATCAAAGATTATACTTTCTCCCGCACCGATGCAGTGGGAATTCAGGATCTGGTGATTCGTGCTCTCGCTTACATCAAGACCAGAGCCGATGCTTTGGGCATCACCGACGAAATTCAAAAATTAGCGGATTTCAAGCGGAGCCTTGCCGAGATCAACGGCATCAGCGATGTAATCTCTCGCACTCTCAGTTACTTCAGAGGATTTGAAGAAAATATAGGGATTGCCGATTTCCCCCAGAAAGTTCTGGCCTTGATTCGTTCCTTGACTGAAGTTCAGGAAATTGCGGACACCATGGGGAAGATAATCAGTTTCGATCGCTCTCTCTTTGAAACTGGAGGAATCTCTGAGAAGTTGATAAAAGATCTGGGATTAAGAATAGGGGAAAATATCGGACTTTTAGATTCCCTATCCCGGTTAACAGAATACTGCCGGAAAAATTCGGAAGCTATGGGCATAATTGATTCCCTGGCTCATTTAGCTGAATACCAGCGTCGGTCTTCAGATTTCCTGAATTTAGAGGACTGGTGGGAAAAAGAAAATAAATTTTACCGCACTTTTTCTGATCCTTCGGCAATTGCGGATTTTATTTCTTCTATAAAAGAATTTTTCTTGACATTCGCCAACAATATCAGCTTAATTGATTCGCTATCCCATCTGGTGGAATATCATCGTCAGCATCCCGAAGCAGTCAACCTTGCAGACTGGATAGGGGAAGAAAATCAATTTAATCGAATCTTTATAGAGGATTCCTCAATTAAAGATTTCCTTTCCTATCTGAAGGGCCTGCTTCTAATGGTGGCCGATAGCGTGGGACTCACGGATTCCCTTTCCCGGCTGGTGGAGTTCAATCGTCAGAACCCAGAAACAGTCAATTTGGCGGATTTAATCAAGAAAGAAAGCTATTTCCACCGTCTTTTCCAAGAATCCTCAGCAATTTCCGATTTAATCTCTTTTATCAAGGGACTGCTTTTCATTTTTGCAGAGGAGGTGGGAATTTCTGACCAATGGAAAAAAGTTTTCGGGGCCGTTCGTCTTAGAAGCGAGAATGTGACAATCTCCGATTTCATGGAGGCGGTTTCCCAGTTCGTGAAATTCTATGCTGATGCCGTAGGAATTACGGATGAAAGCATCAAGACCGTGGATTTTGCCCGACAACTGGTGGAAACTTTAGGAATAATCGATGTTCTCTCTCGTTTATTTTACGCCAGCTATGGAGTTTATGAATCCCTGACCCTTGCCGATCAGATAAAGAAGGACATGAGTTTCCAGAAGCTGGAGACCGTTCAGCTTGGGGATATTCGTCAACTTATCGTCAATTATGTGAGGAATTTATCTTCCGATATTAACCTGCAGGACATCAACTTATCGGAATTGGGAAAATACATCGCTGATAGCTTGGGAATCACGGATGAAGTAATTTATAATCTCATCATAGCCTTAATTGAGCGGTTCCTGAGCGATAATGTGGGGATAGGCGATACCCTGATCAAGGATCTATCTCTTTTAAGATCGGATGCCTTGGAGATGGCCGAGCAACTATTCAGGACAGCACAGTATTCCCGAACAAAAGAGGAAACCCTTCAGTTATCCGATAAACTGCAAAACTTTTTTTCCACTATTGTCAGCGATCCCCTGATTTTAAGTGAAATATATTTTTACTCCCTGGGAATCGATCTTGCAGACAGTATCAGCATTGACGATACAATTTCCCGGGTAGCTACTCTGAACCGGACGGTCTGCGAGACCTCCGCCATCCATGATGTAACTCAGCGGATTGTAGACTATCTCCGCCAGGTGGAGGATGAGGAAAACATTGAAGACCTGGTCAGACTTGGCAAATTTCTCCTTGCTTTCATTTCCGACACTCTGGGGATTTCCGATCAGGTGGCCTACAATCTCCTGCGCTACATTATGGCCCGTTATTTCCAGGGCGATCAAGGTTATTTCCGAGAAACTTCTGGATACATTCAGGGGACTTCCAGATATGGGGAAAGGACAAGTCCCTTCAAGGGGAGCAAGAAATATCCCTACTATACTCCTCGTGATTACGAGAAGGATGAATAATGGCATACATAACAAAAGTGGATTTACAGGATTTTTTACAGATTGAGATTTCCTCGGAAACCTGGGCTACGAAGCTGATCAACATGGCCCAGAAGGTGGTAGAGGATCTCTGCGGAACAAGCTGGACAGATGAAAATGTCCCATATGCCATCCAGTTGGCCGTCCTGGAAGTGGCGGGGATCATAGTTCAGCGAGGGGAAGCCCACTGGGAAGAGAAGCAGAGGGATCAGGTAGATAACCTTCCCAATCTTCCTCGGGGCCAATTTTTAAAATATCTCAGCCAGAATGTGCTCGATCTCTGCCGTCCCTACATTACTTCCAATTCCAAATCTGCCTATGTAATGAAGCATCTGCGCATGATCCGGCCGAATTATGAAGACACGGATTAACCGCCACCTGCCGGAAAAAGAGGATTTCTATGGGATTTCCCTTCAACCCAGATATCAACTTGAAGGCTTAATCTGGCTTCTGGTAGAGAAGAAGATTATCACTCCCATGGAGTTAACGGCCATATTCCGGGAGATCAAGGAGATGAACCTCCAGAATACGGTTCGGGGGAAAGAAGATGGATGAGCAGGCCAATGTCTGGGAAGTAATTTGCGATTACCTGCGCAACCAAATTATCTGGACGGGAGTAACTTTCCGGGAAGAGTGGAATACTGTTAATATTCCTCAACTTTTAGTGATGGTTGATCTGGGACCCACTAACGAGCAATCTCTCACCTTGGAGAACTTCGGAAGCAAGGGTTACAGTCTGGCTGCTTCCATGAACTTCAACCTTTCCGTCTGGGCAAACCTGATGCGCTATGAGGGTTCCTCTGAGGGAAGGAAACAGGCAAAGAGGGAAGTGCTTGCACTCCGGGGTAAAGTAACTCAACTCTTCAAGTCAAACCACGATAATTTTATCTTTCTTGATCTCAAGGAATATGTAGATGAGGACGGAAATCTGAAAACCATTCCCACAGATACGGGAAGAAAAATCAAGGTAGAACCGATCGGGGATTGGGTTCCAGTCCAGGAAGCCGATAAGAATTTCATTCATTATTCTCGGTTTTATAGAGCTTCCTGGGAAGCTTTATTTGATTAGGAGGGATTAATGGCAACTATATCAGTGGCAAATTTTGAAGCCATAACCGATAAAATCGCCGGTGCCTATGTAGCCTGGAAGAATGGAGTGGGAACCGCTTCTCCTGCCTCTGGGACCGCTGCATATAAATTGGGGGAAGTGCGTTCCACCATCTTGGGCCTTGATGATGTGGATCAGGAAATTGCCCTTCTTTCCCCTGCTGATTCTACATACAAGTCAGCCATGGCCCCTACATCAGCAATTACCCCTTTTAAATCCCTGATTCTGGGAATCCGCAGCCATGTGAGCAACATTTCCACTTACTGTAGCACCAACGGGATCAGGGTAGCTCCGGAGTTCCGGGACATCACAAATTCCATCATTTCTGGGGCCGTGCTTACGGCTTATGTCTTCACTGATACCGTGGACCCCATTGGCCTCTGGACGGCTGAAAATGGAACAGCAACCTACACTTCAGTAGCCAATGTGGACACCGCCAATTACTCCTGGAAAGCTAAATTGCAGATCGTGGTCACCAATACCATTGGCACCTCTACCATTGCTGCTACCCTGACCTGCCTTTCCGGTGAGGCAGGGACTACCACGGTAGAGGAAGTGGTGAATATTCCTGCCAGTTCAGCTATCGGAGCTACGGTAGCCGTAGGGGATACTACGGACATGTATCTGGGAGTTTCGGCCATTACTGCTTCAGGGATGACCAATGGGGATGCCTTCAAGGTGATCGCCGTAAGGGAGAGACCTTTGACATGACTTTAACTATCGGTTCTTTACCGGATTGGCTTCCTACCGGGTTAACGGCTTACGACATTCAATCTGCCAGTCAGACCAAAAGGATCCGAGTTACGGATTATGTGGGTCTGGACGGCAATATTGTGGCTATCGCTCAAGTGAAGCAGTCCACAGAAGGGAGGGCCTCGATTTATGGGGCACAGAATATTCAACCGGGAGACGGTTCTTACACCGGTAACGGTTTAATTACAGAAGTTACAGAAAATCATTCTGCCAATGAGCCTGACCGCACAGAGGTCAGTTGGCTAAAACAACCATAGGAGGAGAAATATGGCCTTAACAATTGGCTCTATACCATCGGATTTACCTTCAGCCTTATCCGCAATGGATATTCAGTCCGCCACGATTACTCACCGTGTGCGTCTGACTGAATACTACAAGCTCTCTGATTCCGCCGAAGTAGCTACCAAACCTTTCGAGACCGCAATGGTCAAACAGAACATCGAGGGAAGAGCTACAGTTTACGGAGAGCAGACCAGCGTTACCGTGGGTTCGGGGACTCTGACCGGGGACGGGATCTTCGTGGAAATCACTCACACCCACTCCGCCAACGAGCCAGACAGAACCGAGTTCACTTGGAACAAGCAAGAGTCCTAAATTAAGAGAGGGAGGCACAGAGTTGGAAGATCTCAAAGCCGTGAAAAAAGAATTAGAGGATGTAAAAAAAATTTTAGTGGATATCCTCAAGCTCTCCAAATCCATCATTCGCACCATGAGAAAAGTTACTCAATCCACAGCTCAGATGACGGGATATGTATCGGATTCTACTACTCCCTGGAGTGTGAGAGAGGAAGAGGAAACCACTACCTATACTTTTTTAAGGAGAGAAGATAAATGATAGAGCCGAATGCTGCCATGATTGAGGAACGATGGCATCGGATTCAAGAGGGGATTGCCATTCCCCACATTCCAGAGTTTCCCCAGATTGCCTTTCGTAAGATAACGAGGCTTGATTGGCTCATTTCTAAAGATATTGAAAAAGAGGAAATTATCAACCTGACCGAGCAGAGCAAGAAGCTCAAGGAGCAGGGGAGAACTCCTTTTATCGATGCGCTGGACATTCCCCATATCTTGGACGACTGGGCGGAGCAGAGGGGCTGGAACAGGACAGAAATTGAGGAAAAATACAGTCTCTACCGCAGACGAATTGTCTTTCATGCCCCTCCGGAATTAGTCCGTCCTTCAGCCAAGAAGTTTACGGATGAAGAGCTGGCGGAACTCACTCCGGAAATGAAGGAAAAATATCAGAAAGAGGAAATGGAGCGCATCAATAACTACTTGGACTGGGTGGAGCAAAATACTACCGAGGAAGAGAAGAAAATCCGCAGCCAATTCTTTACCCTATTGGAGAAAAGAAGGGAATTAGAGAACTATTCTCTTCAAGTGCTGGCCCGGAATTATGCCCAAGTAGCCCGGATGATAATGTGTTCCGTCCATTCTGAGACCAGGGAACCGTATTTTGAAGCCCTGAAGGGAATCAAGCGGGGAAAAACTCCCGAATACCGCAATGCCGTGGATCGGGCTATCGAGGAATGGGAGAATATGGATGTCTCCAACGAGGCAGCGGAATTTATGATTACGAAGTGGAGGCAGTGGGAGGAAGGTAACGAAAAAGATTTTTTATTCCTATAGTCCGTTATTGTG